GTATAAAACAAATGTAGTTGGTGCAAAAGAACCTTATTTAAGAAACAGACAAGCATTAAAAATCAAAAGAACAATGCAGGGTAAAACAGCAAATGAAATGGATTGGGAAAACTACTTAACAACAGCAAAAGGTCCTAATTTTGCTTTACTTGAAAAAGATACACCATTGTTAAAAGAAATCGCGGATAACTATAAAACAGCGGAAGACTTTTGGAAGTCTTATTATGGAAGTATATCTTATCCAGTAATATTAGACCAATTTTTTAGAATAGGAAGAGGTTTATCTGCTAAACTTAAGGGCAAATATGTTTATACCATAAATGAAAAAGAAGCTGTTAATCTATCTGAAAAGGTAACAGAAATCCTAAAGCCACATATTTCAAAAGAAACATTAACTGAAGTAAAAGAAATAATAAAACAAAAACTACAAACTATGCCAGTTGCTGGTAGTTACTCTGAACTTTATAAAGAAATATATAATTTAGTGGAAAATTCAGTTGGCAAACTACCAGATTATGAAGTTATAAAAAAAGAGTTTGATACACAATATAAAGATAATTTATATAAAAACATTAATACTTTTAAAGAAGAAATAAAAAATATAAGAGCAAACTATAAACAACAAATAAAAAATATTAATAAACAATTACGACAAGAATATAGTGCAGGAAGAGAACATATCAATAAAAACTTTTCACAGGATATAGAAGATGTAAAAACTCAATACAAACAAAACTATGCTTTTGATATTAATAATCTTAATAAAAAAATAAACAATATAAAATTAGAATACAGCCAACAAATTCAACATTTAAATACAAAGATTGATGAATTATTATCGCAAGCAGAACAAACAAAAAACAAAGAATTATATGAAAAATTAAGACAATTTAAAACTGACTTAAATCAAAAATACCAAACGGAGTATAATCAACAATTACAAGAATTAATCACCAAAGTAAATACAATATCAAAACAAATAAAAGACAAAGAATTACTAACACAAACAAAAGGTGTAAAACAATCATATAATCAGCAGATAGAGGCATTAAAGAATAGAGTTAACGAATTAATAGAACAATACAGACAAACAAAATACAAAGAATTATATACAAGCTTAAAAAATCTAAAAGCAGAATTAGGCAAAAGATACAAAGAAGAAGCAAAAACCAAAACACAAACCTTATTAGGTGAAAAACCAACAATAAAAAAAGATTATCAAAAATCACTACAAGAAGAAATTGATTATCTTAAATCTCAATACTCAACAAAAAAACAACAGCACAAAGAAGCTTACACAAAACAAAAAGAAGAAATCATTGAAAAAATGAAAGCTGAAGAACAAGCAAAGAAAAAGGAACTGTTAGATAACATAAAATACTTAAGAGGAGAATATAAAGAAAAATTAAAAGAAATTTTAAAAAACGCAGGTAAAATTAGAAAAGAACAAATTACTAATATACAAAAGATATTGCACAGGCTGTATGATGTTCCTGAAATAAGAGGAATGACAACAGAACAAGAAGCAAATGCACTAAAAAATTTATTTCTAAAAGCAGATGAATTATTAGAACAAGAAGATATTGGTAAATTAAGCGTTGCAAAACAAATGCAGTTTTATCAAGATATAGCAATGGCACTACACAATCTTGGTGCAAGTGATATCGTAGAAAATAAGTTAGTTCCTGGCTTACCTATTAACGAAGTAATAAATGACATTCATAATTTAGTAAAAGAAATAGACAGGATACAACCACAAAGCTATTACTTCTTGCGTGAAGGATTTAATGGTAACATTGTAAAAACAATTAGTGAATACTTAATGCCAAGTGAATATTACGGCGGTGGACAATATAGTGCAGGAACATTTGATAAGTTTTTCACTACCTTAAAAAGAATATCAATAGGTTTGGTTCCATTCTTTCACCAAAAGTCTTTAACATTTTCTTCCATATACAACGACGGTAGCTTAAGAACTGGTTTTGAAGGTATTAAAAATACTTTTATGGATAAAAAAGCATTTGCAGATAAAATGAGTCCATTGTTGAGAAAAACAAGTGAACTGTTAAGAATGTTTCCAAAGACATCTACTATTTTAAGTGGAACAACAGAAGCACCATTTAAAAAAGGACAATGGACAGAGAAATTAGGATACCTACGATTTATGGACGATAGACTATGGAACAGAATGTATAACTACTACAAAGTTCACTCATTTGCAAATATATACGATGATTTAGTGGCAGGTAAAATAACAAGAGAACAAGCAGAACAAATGATTAAAAATGTTAACATATTTTTTGGTGGTTTACCAGAACTTGCAAATCTTAACCCAAGAGTAAGACAAGCATTGAGATGGTTTTTCTTTGCACCCGACTGGGAGCTATCTCTTGTAAAACAATTATTTGGTGGTGTATTAGGTTTAGACGAAGACAGGGTTAGATACTTTTACAACATACTTGCTTTTAACTTATATCTTAATAGTGCAATAAATGCAACAAGAGGAATACAACCTGACTCAACAGACTGGCACAAAGTTTTTAATGCTGTTAAAAACAATGATGTAGGAAGGTTATTTACACAAACAGTAACAGTAAATGGCATTCCTATTGACATAGATATACTTGGATATGAGAGTGAGATGTGGACATTATTTTACTCATTCTTTCAACCAATACTACAATCAGGAGCAATAGACAGAGGAACATTAACGGTAGCACTTAATAACTTTTTCTATCATTTTTCTACAAAAGCAAATCCTGGAATTCAAGAAATATCATCTATTTATAATTATATTAACACACCATCAAAAGAAGACAAAGATTTAATAGAAGCAATATTTAAACCATTTATGCCTTATTTCCTAAAAGGATTTGTTTTTCCTGGAGCATACTCCAATTGGGTAGCAAGCGGTGCAGCTTCGTTAATATCAACAATTGGTGTTAGAACCAAAGCAGAAACCGAAACACAACCACTTGCTAACATAATGACAAGTGGTCAAAAGCTTACACCACAGACATACGAAAAAATGAGTAAGTATGTTAATCATTACTTACAAAAACTTGAAGAGAGTAAACAAGACCCTACAAGGTCATATGAATATAATTTATATCACAATATACTTAATAGAGGATTTTATAGTGTTATACCCCAATATAAATCATATTTAAATCAATACAAATCAACAAATGATGCAAAAAAACAACAAGAAATTGCAAACAGAATGCAAGAATACACAAACAAAACAGCAAAGCAAATGTATGAAAAAATGAGACACAGCCTATTCTACAAAATAATACAATCTCAAATGGGTGAGAAAAATGCTAACGAATACATAGCTAACATAGTAGCAAACGTAATGAACTACGCTTATATGCGAGCAAGACAACAATCAACAAAAGAACAGAAATCACAAATATTTCCTGATGAAGAAAAACAACAACAAACACAAACACAACAAACACAGCAACCAACACAGCAAGAACAACCACAACCACAGCAACAAAGCAATTCACAAGACATTGGCACTATAATTAAACAAGCTTCCCAGACTTACGGAGTTCCCGAAAAACTGATTAAAGCGGTTATACAAGCTGAATCCAGTGGTAACCCTGATGCAGTATCACCAAAGGGTGCTGTTGGACTAATGCAGCTTGAACCAAGCACAGCACAGGAATTAGGTGTAACAGATATAAATGACCCTCAACAAAATATTATGGGGGGTGCAAAATACTTAAGCTACCTAATTAAAAAATACAACGGTGATTTTGTTCTTGCTTTAGCAGCTTACAATGCAGGACCAAACGCAGTAGACAAATACGGAGGAGTTCCACCAAATGGAGAAACAATTGACTACATTAATAGAGTTGCCGGTATTTATAATAATTCCTAATATTGCTTCCTTTGTTCTCTCCAAGCTATTTTAAGCATTTTGTAAAATAGCGGAGAGGATATTTTTTTAATGAATGGTTCCTTGAGAAAAGCAAACACAGAGTTAGTATTTATTTTTAACCTACGGGCTATCTCTTCTATATCATAGCCCAACTCAAATAAATAAAACGACAAATAGCTTTTAATATACGACACTCCTCTTTGAGCCAATATATAGTTAGTTACTATTTGTTTTATTATAGGAGTAGGAATATTAAGTATTCTGGCTACCGTTTCTTCATCATATTCCTTGTATAAAGATAATATTTCAAATATATCTTTCTTGGTTAACTCTTCTAATTTCATTTTCTTGATAACCATTCCAAAATCCTTACCGCTGTTTTATACCTTACTTTTTTTCCTTGCCTTACTCTTGTGCAATTTAGCCCCATTCTCTTTAATGTCTTGCAAGGGAGAAAACGAATTTTCTCCATTGCAATCATAATAATCTTTTCTCTGTTTTCGTTGCTTACGAACATTTAGACCACCCGCAACTCAAACAAGTCATACAGCCTTCAGCATACATTAGACTTTTGCTTCCACACACAGGACACACATTACTTTCCTCAACTTTTTTGTTACCGTGCTTTTCTCGGAATTTCTTTTTCCTCCTCTCAATCTCTTCATCGGTCAGTGGTTCTCCAACTGATTTCATATCTATACCTCCTAAAAAAAAATCCTCTATACGCTATGCTAATGGGTCTACAAGCTTCATTAGACCACTCGGCAATATAATTATACCTTTGAGTGCAATAAACCTTGTCATAATAGGATTATAAAATGTGGGTTAACCAAAGTCTGCATAATAAAGTAATAGTTAATGTTTAATAAATTCATCTATTTGACTCCTTGTATTATTCTTCTTTCCATATAAACGGTGAAATTCTTTATGACATTCTTTACACAAAGTAATTCCATTGTCTATAGCTACTCGTAATTCAGGAAAATCGGCAAAATTATTTATATGGTGAGCGTGTAAATCACCACCTTTTTTTCCACACTTTTGACAAGTAAAATTATCTCTTTCAAAAACCGCTTTTTTCCATAATCTCATTTCTAAACTACTTCTTATTTTTGTATTTTTTGGTGTGATACATCCTTTCCAATTAGGGTGTTTTTTGCCTTTTTTTACTTCACTTAATTTTCTTTTAGTTTCTTCAGATAAATGTTTACCCGATTTAGTTTCACTTATTTTCTTTTTAGTTTCTTTAGAATGATGTTTGCCATACATTGGATGTTTTTCACCTTTTAATACTTCACTTATTTTTCTTTTAGCTTCTTCTGAATGATGTCTACCTAAATTTGCTTCACTTATTTTTATTTTAGTATTCTCTGTGTGTTTTTTCCCATAAAAACCATTTTTTTCACCTTTTAATGCTTCACTTATAGTTCTACTTTGTATACCATATTCTTTTAATTTGTTTGAAATAGTTTGATAGCTTACCCCGAATTTTTCAGCAACTTCTTTTAAAGATAGTTTTTTATTAATATATAAATTTTCTAATATTTCTTTACTAATATTAATTTTTTTCATTACATTACTTCTCCCTCAATAATCTTCAAATTCTCCACTCTAAAATTCCCATTTTCAAGATAGTCTATTACTGCAAAACCATTGTTCCAGTTTGTGTGTGGGTCATAGCTAACAAATGTTTGTCCCATACAACCAACAACCCAAGTCCCTTTAACCTTATTGCCTATGGTTCTAAAGAAATATTCATCGGTCTTATGCCAATGACCAACAATGGTATTTTCGTGTGTTGCACCTAATATTCTTTCAGCAATATTCTTTCTTCCGCCGATTTTCAATTCATGCCCATGAAGGTGATATAGCTTCCTGATTTTTAACGGTGCTAAACCACTTGTCATTAACTTCCAATTATCTACATACTCAATCTGATATTTCTTATCAAGCATATCTTGAATAGTAATCATACCATACAAAGCAGGTGCTTTGGTGATGATGTAGTTTTCTAACCTTCTTTCGTGATTACCTTCAATGTAATAGATTTTCATAGGGTGGAAAGCTTTGTCAAGCTTTTCTATAAACTGCGATAAGAATGGAATTTCAGATTGCAAAGACCAATTATCAGGGTCATGCGTGAATGAGCTGACACTCTCAAAATCCATTATATCCCCACCTAATACCAATGTCTCAATGTAAATGCGTTGTTTCTTGATGTAATCAATCATTATGTCAACCGCATTTTCATTAAGATACGGCAGGTGAACATCAGCAATAAATAATTCTATCACTTCGCCTCCTTTTTTAAAAACTTTTGATATAAACTTTTCTTAACTTCTTTTGGTTGTTCTATCTCTATCATTTCTATCTCTTCTGCTGGGCTTATATAATTAATAAAAAATACAGGAAATCCTATTGGTAATTTACTCAAATCCCTTTTCTCCATCTTATATTTCTTCCATAGAGAAAAATTGTAAACAGCTAAATCATATTCACTTGGATATTCCTTACTTATCGTGTTAAGTAAATTGCATAATTTTAACCAATTTCTCTTTCGTGTTAAAAACCAGCGGGTTATTATAACTTGAGTTTGATTTCTTGATAGTTGAATAGGCTTATGCTTTTTGGGAAAATAAGACTTTAAGCCATCTACTTTTTTACCATCTCTTTGCAGCTTTTCAAGAATAGCTATTTCAGTTGCTTTGGTTAAATACTTCGTTGTTTTAAAGTCGCGTAATGTTTGGAGACCAACTCCTAACCTTTCAGCTATCTCTTTATAGGTGTAGCCGTTATTGTGGGCGTATTCTATTACATCAAGCAATATGCCATTTGTAATCACTTTATCTTATACCCCGCATTATTAAATTCTTGTTTTACAACATTTTGAATAAGAAGCTGTTGAGGATTTTCTTTGGCTATTTTTCTTATCTCTTCTTGCTTGGTTAACTTTTGTAAATACTCTTCGTAAAACGGTAAATTCGGCTGGAGTATCGCTTCCCAAGCCTCTATTGCAAATGCAGCACACATAACTCTATCATCGTGCTTTGATTGTATAGCACCTATATCTCCGTTGTCTACAATGATATATTTTAACTCTTGCATTAAATCGGAACTTCTAATAATACAACTGCCATCAGCTACCGCTGCTTTTAGCTGTGCCATAATCTTATGCTTGTTACCACCTGTTATCCACTGTATTGCACTACCGGGCATTAAGCTATCAACTCTTCTGTAAACATAATCTTTCATTTTTCTTGCATATTCATATAGGGTTCTATCTTTAACATTCTCTTCAATTATTGTTCTTCTTAACAATTGGATAATCTGTGCTACTGCCCTACCAGCACCATCTATCTCATACATAGACAAGTATGCATTAAACATAGAACCTATTTTAAGAAACAAGTAAGCCGATTGAATAGTATCGGTGGTAGGACTTGCCCACTCTGCTACCTGGAATATTTTGTCTCTAAATGCTTTCCATACCTGAATAACAGCCCTATCGCTTTCAGGGTTAGTAGAGTAAGCTGGGTCAAATGATAATATATATCCATTGTAAGATAAATCTGGTGGGTATTCCCATATCTTTAAATGACCCGTTTGACTTGGTGCTAATTGTGTTTTAGAGGGCTTGTCAAAAAATACAGGTTCAAATCTCTTAATAGGCTCCCTTACTTCTTCCTGTGCGTTCCTTAATGTAGTAGGAACAAAATAGTTACTACCACTTGCCCTAAAGGCATCTTCGGGAACAAACGGATACATCTCATACATTTGGTCTAATTTCGTTTTACTTGTTTCATAACTGTCTTTTATTTTCTCTTTTAATACCTTACGCCACCAAGCTAACTGTTCCATACTTATTTCATAGTTATACACACGCTTAACTTCGTCAAGTCTTTCTTTTTCATCTGGGGTTGGCTCATATCCGTATTTAATTAAATCAGCTTCATTGTTTACTCTATACTCATCTTTTAACCACCAGCCGATAAATAGTGCAGCCATAGTGTTTGACTCTTTGGCTGCTTCCCAAGTGTCATAGTAAAAGTTAAAACCGTTTGCTGTTGACTCATAGACAAATAATCTTTTAGGGTTAGTCTCTGAAAAAGTAGCTTCAAAGTTGTTAATATCATCTACAGAGGGATAGTAAGCAACCTCTGTTAAATGAGCAAATGTAGTAGCTTGACCTCTACCCATATTACCTGTTGCCTTATTTCTTGTTTTGGGATGATAGTAAGCTATATCGCTGTCAAATGTTCCAGCGTCAGTCCAAGTAAATGTAGTGTGTTCTGCGTTGTTTCTAACCATTGGTCTTTTCTTATTTAACGGTAAAGACTTCCAATAGTATTTTGTTATGATAGCCCTAACTTCTCTTATGGTAGCTTCATCGTGAGCCACTATAGCGGCTTTGGTATTCTTAAATGACATTGCATAGTATAGGTCAAATAGGGATAGCGAAGTCGTTACGCCGAGTTGGCGTGCTTTTAATATGACTAAAGTTCTGACATCTTTTTCTGATAGTAACTCAAATAATGTTTTAAAAAGAATTCGTTGCCCCATATACCAGTGTCTACTATCAAAACTAATTTTACCCTTTTCTTTTGAAAGTATTGTTACATCTTTACTCCAATTAATAAAATTATTAAGCAAAGGACTATTGTAATTCATATCATTGCTTAAATCAATTTTAACAATCATACCACCTCTCCCAATATTTGTAATTCTAAATAATACAATGCTAAAGCATCTATTGTATTCATATTAATATTTCTCCAATTATTATGAGAAATTCTTTGATGTATTTCTTTAGGAATATAAACAACCGTTTCCTTATCTTGTAAATGATGCCCTTCAGAATTTTTAAATGGTTTATTTAAAGGGTTAAACCCTAATTTTCGCCTCTTTGATTTCATTCTTGCTTCTGCAAGCCTTTTACCACCTTTCCAATATGGACTTTTTTCTCCTTTAAATTTACCTTTTCGTATCCTACTCATTTTCGCTTTGGTTTCTTCTGAAAGATAGGTTCCTTTTTTGGCTTCACTAATTTTCTTTCTGGCTTCTTCAGACAAATGTTTTCCATAATTGTGATTTTTTTCGCCTGTCATTTTACCTTTTCTTGACTTACTTATCTTCACTCTGGTCTCTTCTGAAACATACTTACCTTTTTCGGACTCACTAATTTTTCTTTTAGTTTCTTCAGAATGATGTTTACCCTTAAAAGCTTCGGTTTTTGGTCTTATTTTTATATTAAACTCTTTTAATCGTTCATAAATAGTGAAACCACTTACTCCTAAACTTTTAGAAATTTTTTCTATAGTCATCTTTTTAACAATATACAAATCTTCCAATATTTTTTTATCTATAATTATTTTGCCCACCCTCTAATTCCCCCGAATTCAGTAGAATAAAAAAGGCGACATATAGTCGCCCATTAGTTTACTATATGTGGCTTGGTTCCTTCTTTTTCGTATACGCCTATTATATTATCAACATTAATTGCAAAAATATAACTATTATTTTCAGTAACCTCTAATAAGATAGCCTCTACTAAATCTACTAAAACCTTATCACCTTTTTTGAATTCATATTCCAAATACTCTGGCACCTCTAAAAGGTCAGCTTTTACACTATGATTAATATATGTTAAATCTTTAGCCTCAACTATAATCCAATTATTCACTGGTCTTAATTTCATTTCTT